GAACAGATACCAATCAGTACTGTCTTTTACCGCTCTCATGAAGTTATCAGGAATCCAAAGAGCCGTGAACAAATCTCTTGCCCTTAATTCTTCGGCTCCTGTATTTTTTTTGATTTCCAATAAATCTATAACATCTTTGTGCCATGGTTCAATGTAGATTGCAGCACTACCAGGTCGTCTTCCTTGTTGGTTAAAGAATCTTAATGACTCGTTAACAATTTTTAAATACTTCAACAATCCCCCCGAGTGTCCTCCTGATGTAGATATTCTACTTTCCTTACTTCTAATGTTAGACATAGATAAACCAATTCCGGCAGCGTCTGAAGAGTAAGTTGAAATATCATTTAAAGTTTCTAATAAACCATTACGTGAATCTGAGTTATTATAATGTAATACACAAGATGCTAATTGAGGAACTTTACTACCTGAATTAATAATGATTGGTGTTGCGGGAGAAATAAGTTGATTAGACAATGAATTATAGTATTCTACCGCTTCCTCAAATGAGTTTGTCACCCATAGAGCAACTCTCATATACATGTGTTGTGGTCTTTCAATTACTTTACCTTGTGGTGTCTTTAACAAGTACATTTCTTGCAATGAACGCCAAGCAAAATAATCGAAATTATAATCGTTATTATGATTTATAATTTCATCAATATTTTTTTCTCCGTATTTTTGAATTGTTTCTATTAACACATCATTAATAATTCCATGTGAATGTAACTCTGATATTGTTTCTGAAAAACTTGGGTTAGTTTCTTTATGATATGAAGAAATTGCAACTGATGAAGCCAATCTTGAATAGTCGTGATGACTACCAGTATATGCCGCAGCAATTTCATAAACCAACTTATCCAACTCTTTAGTTGTGATAAGTCCTTCAGTTGGTACCGAGGTAATAACTTTGATGAAGATTTCATCAGAATTTACGTTCAACCCTTTAGCTGCACGTTTAACTCGATTATATATTTTTTGAGGATTAAATGATACGTCCTCACCGTTTCTTTTTTTAATTTTTAATGACATCATATTATTTTAATATTAGAAATCTTCCTCGAAAGAAATTGTTTCGTTTAATTTTGCTTTTTGATACTCAACAGTTCTTGACTCAAAGAAATTTCCTTTTGTCTCAACCGCAATTTGTTCCATGAACTTAAATGGTTGTTCAACATTAAACTCCTTTTTACATCCTAGCTTAACCAATAACCCATCAACGACAAACTCAAGATATTGTTTCATTAAGTTTGAGTTCATTCCAATTAAAGATACTGGTAATGACTCGGTAATAAATTCTTTCTCAATTTCTAATGCCGATAATAAAATCTCTCTGATTTTTTTTTCACTTGGTTTATTTTCAATGTGATTGTTTAATAGGTGAATTGCAAAGTCACAATGTAAATTTTCATCTTTAAAGATTAATGAATTAGCATTACACAATCCTTGTAGGATACCTCTTGATTTTAACCAAAAAACTGAACAGAATGAACCTGAAAAGAAAATACCTTCAACTGCTGCAAAGGCAACCAATCTTTCTTGGAAAGATGATTTTTCAATCCAATCCAAAGCCCATTTAGCCTTTTTTTGAACTGCCGGTAAATTATCCAAAGCAGTGAAACATAGATTTTTTTCTTCTTCATTTGAAATGTATGTATCAATAAGAAGTGAATACATCAAACTATGAATGTTCTCCATCATAAGTTGGAACCCATAAAAGAATTTTGCTTCGGGATATTGTACCTCACGATAAAAGTTTTCCGCCAAATTTTCATTAACAATACCATCAGAAGCCGCAAAGAACGATAAAATATTCTTAACGAAATATTGCTCATTTTCAGATAGATTATTCCAATCTCTGATGTCATTAGTTAAATCAATTTCTTCAGCTGTCCACAAAGCCGCTTGGTGCATTTTGTAGTACTCCCAAATATCATTGTGCTGGATTGGGAAGATAACAAACCTATTAGGGTTCTCCATTAATATTTTTTCCATAATTTTTTTTTTAAGATTTTTGTTCTTGTTCTCTTTGTTTTCTTTTGTCCAACAGTTCTTTAACTCTGTCTCTTTTTCTTTCCTCTTGTTGTTCTCCAAAACCTAAGAACGTTACAGATGACTCTGTATCAATTTCAAGTAGTTCGTTGTTGAACTTACAGTTCTCAAACACTACCCCATCTTTACCAATACGTGATTTGGTAATTGCTATTGTTGCTAAATTCATTTCTTTTTGTTGTAAAGTTTTTGCCACGGAAATGATAACGTGTCCAACTTGTGCTTTCTTAATAGAACCTCCCATTTGGTCGTTGGTTACAACCTCAGAAGATATAGAACTTCTGTTACCCTGTGTTGCCGTCCATCCAACTAATGACAGTTCGTGACACATTGCCTCAAAACCTCTCATAACTGAACCCTCAGCTTTCCACTCGTCCTTACTTGTACTTTCCGGTACAATACAATCAATATAATCTAAAAGTACCAAGTCAATTTTTGTTCCGTCAGCAATCATTTTTCTGATTTGGTTTTTAATCTGATTCATAGTTATAGAATCTGAAGGTAGTTTTTTCATAATTAACTCATTCTTCATGGTTTCTTTAATTTCTGTAATTTTAGACATAACCTCGTCTTTGTGTTTTACTAAATTATCAGGTTCAATTCCAGTCCAAAGTGTGAAATGCTTACGTTGTATAATTTTTGGATTGTCCTCAAAAAAAATTTGGAGAACATTATACCCAAGATTAAACGCGGTATTGGCAATTTTTGTTAAGATGGTAGTTTTACCAACACCTGTCGGTGCAAGGATAACTCCAATTTCACCCTTTGCAAGACCTCCCTTAAGTAATCTGTCAATACCAGGTATTCCTAATGGAATTGGATGTCTAAAATCCTCATCAAGGACTGTTTCAAGATTAGAAAAAACATCAAGGGTTCCAGTATCTTTTTCCCCAACCTGTAACGCTTCACGAACCAAACTCTCAACTTTGTCATAAGATTCAAAGTCACCTTCAGTAATAATTTTTTGGGCTTTGTCCATCGCCTTTTGTAGTTCTTGTTGTTTACAAAACTTCAACGCTTTTTCTTGAACAAATTGTGTACCCTCAAATGGTGCATCTTTTACTTTTTTAATAGTGTCAATAACAATTTTTGCAACCAATTCTTGTGAAATCTCAGATTTTACAATTTGTTCGAGAGTATCAAAATTAGGGGTAGATTGGTATTTGGTGTGATACTCCTTGGTCATTTGCAAGATAATCTTAAAGTATTTGTTATCAAAATATGTTGTTTCAATAACATCCATAATTGATGTTGAAAATTCTTTATTTACAATAAGTTGGTTTAAAAGTTGGATTTGGAATGTGTTTCCTAAGTAGTCAAAGTTTTTGTTCATATGATATATTTCTCTCGTCTGTTTTATTAAATATTCACTTGTTTAAGTCAAATCCCAAATATTCTAAACTTAATTTTTGTTCGGAAAAAATGTCAGTTAATTCTTTTAACATGTTTTTTAAAAATGGTCTTACGTCAACAGTATAACGAACTTTTGGTGGGAATTTTTTTCCATCAATACATCTATGACAAATTGTCTGTTCACCAATTTTAAGATAAATATTGAATTGTTCACTACCTTCAGTAAGGGATGTTTCCATGATTAACGGGTCATTGATAATTAAATTCATATTGTCCATCATATAAATTACTGTTTTCATTTTTAGGTGATACTCAAGTTCTCTTTTAAATTGTGAGATAAAATCGTATAAGTCTACGGAATTTTTTGCCTTTGGGTTATACCCTCTGACATTAAAGAATCTTTGAACAACGATGTTATCGTTTAATGTTAATAAAAATTCTATTTTAGTGCTGTCTTGTTCTTTCATAATTAATTTTTTTTTGTGTTTCTTTTTTCTTTTCTTGTTAATTTCATAAAAGGTGTTAGGAAGTTTACCCAAGCCTCGTCATTTTTTGGTAGATATTTGAAAAGTCCATCTTCCACCATCATTCTCATTAAATTTTTATATCCCCTATCTGTAGGGTCTATAGTGTCAGTTAAAATTTGTTCAACTAATTTTTTTCCATCGGTAGTGATTAAAGGGTTTGTAAGGTCGACTATCTTTTTGTTTGTTGTATAAAACTCTTCACCAAGTATAGTTGATTTTGTCTTACCAGTCAAAAGATTTGTGAATGTTTTTGAAGGTTTGTCCTGCAAAAGATTTCGAGCACAATCTAAAATTTCTTCCATAGTACAAGGTTTCTTCTGCACCTGAGGGAAAAACTTAACTAATGTTTTTTCTCCAAGTCCCTGTATTCCTTCAATATTGTCTGATTTGTCCCCCGTGAATATCTTTGTCAACAATACATTGTAGTGAGGTATATCCACTTTGTTCAGAGATATCATGTCTCCGTTTTTAAAGTACTGTTTTGTGATAGGTGAATAGATTGTCACATGTTCAGAGATAAGCTGTGTAAGGTCTTTATCCGCAGAAAAAATGATAATCTTCTCGTCTTTAGATATCTTACAATAATAAGCAATTAAGTCATCTGCCTCATTGTCGTGCATCTCAACCTGTCTTACAAATATCTCCTCAAGATATTGTTTGATTCGAGACTTCTGATACAAATACGATTCGTACTTATATTCATTCATATCGTCTTTTCGTCTGTTCGCCTTATACTGGGGGTATATAGATTTTCTGATGGATGAATTTGAATCTCCATCCCAAAACACAACAACTTTATCATGGTTGTGTTCATTAAGAAATTTACGGAGTACACTCACAAAGTGAAATACTCCACCCACATGAGCTCCGTCGTTAAACACGTCTTTTGCTCCGTGGAATCCTATCTTAAATAAATTATCTCCGTCTACTAGTAATGTCTTAATCACATTTGTGATTTAAATTAATATAAAATCTTGTTACTTTTTTTATTCTTTTTCGTCTTTTTCTTCTTTCAAATCAAAATCACCATCAGTACCAATAATTTCTTTCCAATATTCCGCATGTTCTGTTTTGTATTTTTCAATAGATATTTTTTCTTCCGCAGCTTCTTTACCCGCCAAGAACCCATGTGGTGTTACAATTATCTTACCATCCTCATAACCCAAACCATTAATGTGATTCTTCATTACAGAAATTTTAGTTCTGATAGCAAATTTAACATTTCTTTTGTCTTTGGTTGCAGTAATCTTATTAGTTCCTGCACCTTTTTGGTTACCAAATAAGAATACCAAAGATGAGTTTAACCAAATAGCATTTCCACCCTTCGCCATAATTTTAGGTTGTCCATATATGTTGTCAGGTAATTCAACCCAAGGTTGGTTTACGATAATTAAAGTATTTTCATATTTTGAATCTGACCTTCTACTACCTGATATCCTTTGATTAATACCCATTCCAATTTTATCAGATAATGCGCCAGCCGTGTGTTGCTTCCCACCTTTTCCGTCAAAAGTCATTTTGCAGGGAACGCTACCCACGCTATCCCACATTATACATAAACTATAATCTAATTCTCCTTTTTCTTGAGCGTCAAGTAACGAATTAATATAATCAGTAATTTGTTCTATATATTCAAAATTATTATTAAATATAAAGAATCCATCCCAATCTAATTCTCCTGTTTCAGTATCAACAACTTCTTCACATTCAAACCCCATTAATTTAGCGTGCTCGAACGACCATTTCTGTTCTGTAATGATGAATACAGGTAGAATACCTTTCTTTTGGGCATCAACGGCAGTTTTAACTAACGCAGTTGTTTTTCCTGTGTCAGAGTGACCCAAGAACATATTTAAGTGCCCAATTGCAGGACCTGGTAGTCCAACCGCGTCTAAGAAGTCCGGACCTAAGTCAAAAAATCTTTGTGGTTTGTATTTAGCAGAAGTAGAGAATTTTTTCTTTACTGAGTTAAAGTCGTTTTTTTTAATTGCCATTTTCCCCATAAATATTAAAATTTATAATTGTTTGTAGTTTGTCTTTTGCGTTTGTTAATTTTTCAACTAAATTATCCATTTCTTCTGTATGTTGTGGATGTTCTCCAATACCAACTGAGCTACTGAAATAAATGTATAATCTTGCTTCAGAATCTGATATCTCAGCCTCGTATTTTTTTATTAAAGCTGTTTTTAATTTTTCTGCGATAAATGGTTTCATAGTGTTTTTTTTTATAAAATATAAACAAAAAAACGGGAACAATAAACTGCTCCCGTCAGATTTTTTTTTAATAATTTATTTAGAAAGGTAACTCTCCGTCAGCTTCGTCATTTAATTGTGGGTCAACAATTTTGGTTGTTTTACTCCCGCCAATAGATGTGGTCAATTCATCATTATTTGAATATACATATCCACCTTTTTCAGTATCCCATTTTGGAGTTTCTCCACGAGCAATCGCTTCAAGATAGTCAACAGGTTTTTTAGAATATACATCTAACCAAGTCATCTCGTCATTAATCCAAACATTAGCTTGAGCTTTGTCTTCGTGAACAGGAGCTGGGTCATCGTACATGATTGTAGAGATACTTGTATACTCTTTACCCGCAGGTGTCTTAGATTTACTTAATTCGATAACAAGGTCACGTCCTTTTTCAGGGTCAGTGATATCGCCTTTGTTTCTCCAAATTGGAATGATTTTATCTAAGATGCCATCATTCTTATAGTTGTGTTTAAATCTCCAAAATTTAACACCGTCTTCTTCGTGGTCTCTATCAATCACTTTAACGATGTAGAACTTACGAGACTTGTATTGTTTTGCCAATTCTTTGTCTGATTCTTTACCTGTAGACATCAACTCTTCGTAAACCTCATTCAAAGGTGAACGTTCGTTATCATTCTTTCCTGGGTCAAAGAATTTGTTCCATTGTCCACCAACTTGAATTTCGTGGTACCATGCTTCTTTGAATGGTGAAGAACCATCTGGTGTTGGTAGGATACGTACTCTACGTTGTCCTGATTTCTCTTTGTCAGAAAGGATACAAGCGAAATACTTTTTCATTCTTTCGTCTTGCGACATTTTGCTTTGGGCCCCGCCCCCTTGTTGTGCTTTTTCGTACTGTGCCAATACGGCGTCTAATGAACTCATCATGTTTTTATATATTTAAATTTAATTTGTGTTATAAATATAATAAAATTCTATTGATTTGTCAAATAAAAAAGGTCACTTTTTGAGTGACCTTCCATTTTATTTTATTTTAAGATTATTTGTATTTAAACTTGTCATTAATATCATTTGATTTGTTTCGAAAAGAATCTTGAATGTCATTAACATTAATGTCGGTTACATCATCAGAAGTTAAAACATATTCATTTTTTCCTGTTTTTTCCATCTCATCAGTTTTATCATCAAAGAATTGTGATAATTTTTGGTTGAATGGATATGAGTCATAACTTCTTAGTTCCAATTTTTCTTGTGGAGTTTTTTCTCTGTATTTCTCAATTTTATTTTCAAGAGCATTTAACTTGTTCATAATTGCATCCATCTCACCTAATCTTGATTCCAATTTACCTAATTGTCCAAATAAGTTGTCAAAATAATCATCTTGTTTTGACTGAATATCTTTTTGAGCGGTAACTAAATCAGTAATATCAAGTTCTTCACTACCCTCACTATCTTTATCTTTTTCTTCTGATTCTCCCTCGTCATCAATTTTTTCAACGTCAGGGTCATTTTCAACATCAATTGGTTCGGCGGGTGCCTCGGCGGGTGCCTCACCTGCTGCTGGTGGAGGTGGAGCTTCCCCTTCAGGAGGTAACGCTGCGTCAACAGGCGGTGGAACCGCTTCTTGTTCCAAAATATAATTATTGATACTTCTGTATCGTTGAATTTCGCTTAATATCTTTTTATCTATACTCATTATATTATCCGTTTAATAATTGTTTTATACCTTTAGATGTTTCAACTCTAACTTTTCTATTGGCGGTTGTTTGGTGTCCGGCTCTTTCAATAAGACCATCTTTTTCTCTTACGGTATAACAATCTCCCGTATCTAAATCACAAACTTGTTTAGTTCCGTCTCCGTTATCTTCTTGTGAAAATCTTGTAGATTTACCAAGGTAGTTGTCTAATGTTGTTTTAATGTCCATAATTATCTTTATATATAAATATATCGTTATTTGTTAAATTATAATTGTATATTCAGTTTGAAAGTGTAAGTTGATAGTTGACCAGACACTAAAGACCTAGCAAATAATGTAAAGTCACAAATAATATTACAATTTGATGGTGGTGTTTGCCAATTAGTAGTAATGACACTTAATATGTTGGCTTGATTCATATAGAAGTTATTTGAAGTTAAGTAAGTATCGCCTAAACCAATAATATTACTTTCATATACGGTAGATGTTATTGTTGAATCATTCACGACGTTTTCTTGAGTAACCTTAAATCTCATGTTAGGATAATTGTTAGTAGGTAAGAAAGTATAAGTACCAATAAGAACAGGATTAATATCAACATTAACTGACGCATTTCCAATAAATGTAACACCATTTTGAGTTTGTCCAATCATAGGTATCGGACCAGTTTGTTGTGAATTTGTATTAACATTTGACGGAAGATTTGGTGCAACTGTTGGTGGTGCGGCAGATGTTTGTAATGGATTATATGTAAAGATTGTAGTACTTGTTCCAATACCATGAACACCACTTAATGTAATTGTATTATCTTGAGGTATTGGTGTATTACTAAATGGAATTAATACCACAATATTCACACCACTATTAATAGTAATTCCAGTTGTAGTTGTTACATTATTTATTGTCACAGCGGTTACCGTACCTAAATCAGTACCTGTAATATTCAATATTGTTCCAGTAACACCCGTTAATGGTGAAAATGATGTGATAGTTGGTGGAAAACAAGTTGGTAGTGGTAATGTTGTTGTATTAAGATTATTAGTTGTATTTGTTGTATTAGGGTTTACAATTTGTTGGGTTTGACGCTTAACCGCATCATATGCTTTTTTTACAGATTCAAAATCTAATTGTACTAGTATTGCTGATTTGTAAGCATCTTCAAAAGTATCATATAATTTTGTAAACTCATCTTGATTTTCGTCAAAATAAGATTCTGGAATGTTTTGGTTTTCTGCCGTTGGTGGTTTCCAATAACAAACGTAGTATTTTAAAAGACCTAAAGGAGCATTACCGTTTTCTCCATAATAAATTCTTTTAATATTTGGTGTTAATCTTGCAACCATAAAATCTAAAAATTTATCAAGATTTGTAAAATTAGCAATAGGTTGTGAGACTAATCCCCCTAAGGAATTAGGAATTTTAACACAAGATGATTGTTTTTGAACAAAATAAATAGAACTAGCCCCCCAATTTGTACTTAATGGAACATTTGCAAAATTATTATTATACCCATAAAATTTATCTTTATTAAAAGTTAAGACATAACATAACAAATAAATTGTAGTTTGTAACTCAGTATTAGTTACTTTGGCGGTTATTGCGTTTGCAAACTGTAAAGGTGATAATCCTGTTGTTATAGATTCAACAAAATCACCCCAAGTTACATAATTATCACTTAAATTATTAGTACAAGAATTTGCTGCCGCAGCAACATTATCACCATTTTGAGACAACAATGCCGTTTTATTAATGTTAGTTAATGGTTTATCTGGAACGTTATCTTTATTTGTTAAAATAATACTTTCAATTTGGGTTAAAAGATTTTGATTAATACTTTGTAAAAAGTTGTCAATTGAAGGTAAATCAAAAACTCCTTGTCTAACTCCGGTAAATGCTGTAATAAATTCTCCCGAACCAATAGTATGAGTAACATCAGTAATTAAGTAAGGTCCATTAAACATTGGAACATGTCTAAGATTAAAATACATTGTTGGTTGTAATAATGCATTTCCCAAACAAACAACTTGGCATTGGTAACTTCTTTGTTTATATAAATTATATAAACCATTATTTTGAGTTGCAACAGTTTTACCATTTGCTTGGTTAACCATGTTCAACTGAGTTTGAATTGTTTCTGAAGTTGCTTTACCACTATCCATAGAAACATTAAAAGAATAAAATATATTTTGATTTCTTGTTCCAATGTCAACATTAAATCCAACACATTTATTTGACAGTGCCCAATCCTTTTTACCAACTTGATTTTCAATTAACGGGTTATTTGCCCGTTTTAAATCAAAAGCATCGTCTCTAAATCTAGAATTACCTTTTGGTAAATCTAAATAAGCTGAGGGGAGTCCGGCATAAAAACAAACTAATTTTGGACCTGATTTTCTATAATCAACATCTAAAAACGTTCCCCACATATTATCGGCAAACTCTAAAGAACCTTCAGCACTTTGAGATATTGTAGTCCCGTCCGCATCTTGTACATTATAAAAATTAACATATGCTGGCAATGGCATTACATTAAATTTATTCTTAATTAATATTCCACTAAGAAATGTGAATACACTCATTTCCATATTAATAGAACTCTCTTTTAAAGTATTTTTTAAATCAAAAATATCAACAAGAATAATATCACCAACATTTCTTGATGCTCTATCCAAAAATAAAAAATCTTCAAATAAAGTTTTATTTGTAAAATCTCCACCAGCAATCCATTTATCATTTAAAGCTTTAAACACTTCATAATTTTCAACTTTACTTTGTTGACCGTCAATCACACTTTCTATTTTTTTCTCAGGTAACTGTTGTTGGTTTGGTAATTCAGCTCTAACCTTTGTTAGTATTTGATTTAAAAAAATATTTTGAATTGTATTTGTTCCTTGTAAATAATCTTGAAGTCTACCTTTAAATTCTGAACTAGTTATTGTTGG